CTAAACAGTACAACTCTAAATTCATGGAATCACAAAAATGTATAGCATAAATACCATTGCCTCCAATAGGGAAGAGAACCATGCTCATAAAAGTGTACGGTTCAAGCACTAAGCGCTTGAAAGCGATGGTTCGAGATGCTATTGAATATGCCGCGGCGAGCTTCTTTGATAAGAGAATCTTACAGAATCTAGAGATCACCATAAAGTTCGACGACAAGCTGATGGCCGAGTCTGGAGACGTGGCCCAGATGGAGTGGGTGGATACCCATATCCGAGCCAGGGTCTTCAGCATGGTGGTCGACAAGAACATCAATGAGTTCTTGACGATCCTCTGCGTCCTGCACGAGATGGTACACGTAAAGCAGTACGCCAAGGGCGATCTCTGCCAGTCCATGAAGGAGTCCAACCTCCACAAGTGGAACAAGAAGGAGTGGGTCGACGACGGCAAGGTTCCCTACTGGGAGCTGCCGTGGGAGATCGAGGCCCACGGCCGCGAGAAGGGTCTCATGCTCGGGTGGATGAACTCCACCAGCCTGATCTCCGAGGAGGAGAAGCAGAGCTGGCGTGCCAAGTTCATGTTCCCCTAGACCAGCATCTTCAGCTTGTCCTTCAGGGACTCCCTAGTATCCCTGCCCATGTCTGTCCTGTCGAACACCGGTCCCTCGAGAAGGTTCTCCTGGGCACCCTGCTCCACGTCGTAGAACTTCATCTTGGGTCTGTCGACGCCCACGATGAACCTCTTGTTCTTGTTCGGGTCACCGTACCTGTTCTTCAGCTGCTTCACCATTACCTGGTTCATGTCCGCGAGCTCCTCGGTGGAGATCAGGGCGATCATGAAGTCGGCAGTGGCCGGGAGGCCGAAGGACTCGGACGTGTCTGTCAGGTCCACGTCGCTGGACGAGTAGCCGGTTCTCGTGGTCTGCGTCGCTGACACGATGGGAACGTTGAACTCCACGGCCATGCCGCGGATCTCCTCGGCGATCGACTTGATCAGGGTGTAGGAGTTGACCTGCGACCCCGCCTTGATCCTCGAGCTCGAGCAGATGTTCAGGTAGTCGATGTAGATGATGTCAGGAACGAAGTTCTTCTTCAGGGCGAGCTCATTGAGCAGTGACCTGAAGTGGTGTGTCGACGCCGACGCGGTCGGGTACTCCTTGATGATGAGTTTACCGACGGTCATCTCCTTCAGCTTCTCCACCTTCTTGCGATAGGACTCCCTCGGCAGAGTAGCCAGCTCGTCGAGCGCGGTGTTGAGCAGGTTGGCGTCGATCCTCTTGGCGATCTCCTGCTCGGCCATCTCCATGGTGATGTAGAGGACGTTCTTACCGAGAACCAGGTTACCCGCGGCGTTGTGACACATGAACATGGTCTTACCGACACCCGTACCGGCGAGGATGATGTTCAGGGTCTTGCGTGGGATACCGCCGTTGGTGATCTCGTTCATGTACGCCAGGTCGAACGGGATCCGAGCTTCCTTTTTGTGATAGAAGTCGTACCGGGCGTCCGTGTCCTCCAGGTAGTCGTGACCTACGCTCGTGTCGAAGGTGACTGCCAGGGCCTCCTGCAGTAGGTGAGGGATGGCTCCCTTGTCGACGCCCTTGGTGGTGCCGTCCATGATCTGAATCGACTTCGACACCGCGTTGTAGAGCGCCTTGTCCTGACAGAACTTCTCGGTGTTCTGTACCAGCCATTCCATACCAGAGTCGTCGCGCTTGAGGTTGTCGATGACGCTGCGAGTTCCCTTGAAGGCGATCTCGTTGAGCCCGCCCGTGTTCTCGAGCTCGATCAACAGGGCCTCCTTGGAGGGAAGCCCGTTGAACTTGTTGACGTACTCCGACACGAGCTTGTACGTCAGGCGATGAGAGCCGTCGCCGAAGTACTCCTCGCGTAGGAACGGGAGAACTTTCCTGGCGTACTCTTCGTTGTGCGTCAGGTTAGAGAGGATTACCTCTTCGATCATCTATTACTCCTCGTCGGAATCGAGAATTGCGCCCTTGCCGGTCAAGCTGTACTTATCCCGGATGTAGTCGGTAAGAGTGGTCTCCTTCAAGATTTTTATCCAGAAGTCCTTGTTGTCCTCGATGTCCTTCAGGCGCATCTTGTCGCCGATGAGCTCACCGGTCTCGGGGTCCGACTGCTGGTACCAGCCGTTGCTGGGCTTGGAGACGATCTTGGCCTCGAGCGCCAGGTCGAGCAGACCTGACCACTTCTTGATGCCGCCGTTGAACGACACCGTGATGGGGATCTTGCTCTTCTCACGGACGAAGCGGGACTTCTCGACGTTGATCACGAAGTTGTAGCCCGTGATGCCGTCGCTGTCCTTCTCCTGCTGGCGTCCCAGGATCCAGATCGTGTTGGCCGAGTAGTAGATGCCGGTGCCGCCCGAGACGATGTCGCGCGGGTACATGGCGAGTTCCTTGTAGGTGTGGTTGATCACGACCAGCGGGATGTCCTTCATGGTCAGGTGAGGTGTGACCATGCGGAACAGCGACTTCAGGGCCTTGGCGCGGGACATGTCGGCGACCGACTTACCCTCGAGAGCGTCGTCGACTTCCTTCTTGGAGGCGAGGTTACCCACGGAGTCGATGACGATAAGGACCTCGTCCTTGCGATCGAGCTCGTTGAGCTGCTTCATGATGTCGAACTTGAGCTCCTCGACGTCGGTGATCGGCGTGTGGACCACGCGGTCGAGCGGGATGCCGAAGGTCTCGAAGTACGACTGGGGAGTACCGAACTCAGAGTCGTAGAACAGGATGACGCCGTCCTTGTACTTCTTGAGGAAGGACGCGGCCATCAACAGCGAGAAGCCGGTCTTGAAGTGCTTGGACGGACCGGCGAGGACCGTGAGGCCGGGAGTCAACCCGCCGTCCATGGAACCCGATAGGGCCACGTTGATCATGGGAACCGACGTCGGGATCATGTCCGACTTACCGTAGACCTTGCTGTCGTCCAGCGTCGCGGTCTCCTTGATGCTCGAGTTCTTGATGAGTTTATCTATTAGCGACATGTATCCTCACATCCTTAGATTTGTTATCTGCGATTTATCTATCTCTATTGTACTATGTTTCTTCTTACGTGTAAACTTCTTTTTTGTAGGCTTAGACCTCGTCTTCGTGGAGAGGCCGGTGTTGGCCGCGATCAGTAGAACTACGGCGAGCGGGTCGAAGACCAGGACCAAGAGGACTATCACCAGCCTCACGGCCCTCTCTAGGGTGTCCACGTCCGCGTCGTCGTATATGAGAGCGGCGACGTACTTCAGGGGTCCGACCTCGGCCTCGAGCTTCTTCACCCTGGTCTCGGCGGCTATCTTCTCTGTCTTGAGCGCGGACATCTCGTCGATCAGGGAGTCTTTCTTGGCGACGAGTCCGTCCCTCGCGGTCTTTTGCTGCTTTATCGCCTGCAGCGACGTCTTGGTCTGTCCCTTCTCCGTCATCTTCGCGACGTTGTCGTCTATCTGAGAGATCTGCTTGTCGACGTCGTCGATCTGCTGCTGCTGGTACTCTATCTTGGAGTCCAGTATCTGGACTGTCTCCGCGTCGCCCGTGCTGGCGATGAGCTGCTGCTCTATGTGAGCCCTGGATAGAAAGCCGAATATACCGAGACTGGTTATGAGCATGAGCAGGGCGACCGCCGCCGTCAGGTACGTCCTGATCAGACGTGACGTCGTGTGCCAGTTCCTGTAGAGCCATGAAGCGGTAACGAGCTTGCCAACCTCCAGGACAGAGCCCATTATGATGACGGGCCAGAAAGCTCCGGCGAATATGACCGTGAGTCCGATGATGGAGAAGTAGCCGGCGACCACTGAGATCGCCAGCGCGGCCAACAGGGCTAGGTAGTTGATCACGAGTCCACTACGTCCTTCAGCTTCTGCTTGAACTGAGAGATCTTCTTCTGACGATCAGGCCAGTAGATGTAGCTCTTGTCGGGATCCTTGGCGAGGTTGTCGAGGAGCGGCACGATCATGTTGTACATCTTCTTCAGCTTCTCGTTGACGGCGGCGCCGAGCTGCTCGTTTACCATCGCCTGCTGGGCGAGCGTCTGCGCCTTGGCCTCCAGCTCCTTGATGGAGTCGAGCTCCTTCTCGTCTACGGCGGAGAACCCAAAGTCGAATGAATCATCCAGGTTGGTGTTCGTCTTGTTCATGAAAAGAATCCTTCTAGGGTAGACACCTCACCGTCCAAGTTCCAGCCGAGGACGTCGGTGATGGACTTGATCGGGTCGAGGAATGCCTTGTCGAACTGTAAGTCGTAGTCTATATACTCGTTCAACCCGAACTCAGTCGGCAGGTCACCCGGCGAGGCGATGACGTTGTGGTGACACGGGTTCGGCTTCTTCAGGTAGCAGAACTTGATCTTCTCTTCGTCGCTGATGAGCTTGTACTTGTTAGTGAGGTTCTTGACCGCGATCATCTGGTTGTAGACGAGAGAGGCGCGGACCTGGATGGGCAGAGACTTGTTGTCGATGGAGTACTTCATCGGGACGTTTCGGCCGTCTATGTTCCTGAAGTAAGTGAGCTTGACGCCGCGCGGGAACGCGACCTCCTCGAACGACATCTCGTTCCACTTGGTACGGAACTCCTTGATGAACTCTAGCAGCGGCTCCTTGCCGCCGGTCATCAGAATGGTCAGTGCCTTCTTGATGCTCTCGCGGCATACCTTCGGCGTCGACGACCTCACGGCCTCGATGCCGACCATCTTCATCTTGGGAGTAGAGTAGGCCACACCCTCTTCGTTGTGTACGTGCATCACGTAGTGCTTCTTGCCGGTCCATACGCCCTTGTCGGCGATGGACTCGCGCTTCATGTGCATCTTTTGCTGATACGCATTAACATAATCGCCAAGTTCATCGTAGCACTCTGCAATAAAAGGTTCAATCTTATTCTTGC